GTTTCATTGGGTCCATTTCCATAAAATTACGACGAATAGCCAATACTTCGCCAGAATCAGCAATGATTGTGACGATGTATGGCAGTTTCAAACCTGTTGGTTCTCCATCTACTCCCATGTCCTCAAAGCCCTCAATGTCAAGGCTTGTGTGGACTTCATACAAAGTTAAATCTTCAGAAGGTCCACTTGGATGAACGCCCTGAATATCGTTAATTGACTCTTCAACCTCATCAGCCATATCGTCTTCACCGTACCCACCAGTAGGTAAGTCGATGTCACGATAGAAACCAACGATCTGCATTTTACGCACTTCGTTGGAATCCATCGTGATACGATGAGTGACACGAGGAGAAGAAACCAAATCAATTGCCCCATAAGGAACAACCAAATCTTCAGCGTGAATAAATTTACTTACCGCACGTTGTTTCAGTGGATCAAAGTAAACTTTCTTAAACGTAGAACCCACAACAGGAAGGTAGAATAGCATCTGATCTAACTCAGGATCATACTCTTCCATCTCATAGGTAATCATATAATTCATATAATCTTTGACGCGCTCAGATTGCTTTACAAGCATTTCATTCTGCGCACCAATAACAGCCGTGCGTACAGGACCAGTTGCAGGTAGCAACTCACGATACGCCTGCGCCTGAAACTGCGTGACAGATTCAGCCAATAACGGATGAATAACGCCAGAAGAGCCTTCAAACGGCTCTGTACGATCCTCAGTCTTCATACCAAGAAACTCTAAGCCTGTTTTGTATGTATCTTCCCAGTCTTCACGAGAAGCCAAATCATCTTCAATTGAACCAACTAAATCAGACGAAATTTTACCTAACTCAGCCTCATCAATAACGTCAGCCAAGTTACCATCAAACGGAACATTCGCGGGAATAGCAGCTTGTTCTTCAAACTCACCTACCACTGCACTACCATCGTCAAACTCTGTGACACCGGGCTGCGCTGGCAAATCAATTACGTTTTGAAGAGATTCGGCTTCTGCAACCATTGGGTCTTGGGGCAATCCACCCGCACCTAATCCACGCTCTATAGCCATTTAATCTTCCTTATCTTCAATCACCGCCCCACATGTGGGACAAGTAATAGCGATTTCTTCTGGGTCTTCATCTGTTATAACTTCGTCAACAACTATGACCTCATCTTCAGGTATGTCATATACTGGCATATCATCATAAGGTAGATGAACGTCTATTGTGATCTTAGGCATTACCTTGTTCCTTCGAATTTAAGACCACTAATTGCTGCGCCACCGCCTCGTGACTGACCGCCACTGGTTGCACCTTTGGTTGAAGCCTTTTTGGGTTTTGGGTCAACTTCCGTTAAAACCCCATCTTTTTCAACACTTCCGCCTTTTATATACATAGAGACTTTTGGCTTTTTTACTGCGCCACCCTCCATGTACTTAACGGCTGCTTCAGGGTCCATTTTTTGTTGCACTGATTCAGGCAACATTGAAAAACCTTTATATTTTTTTGGTGTTTTTGCCATTATTTTAATCCTTTGAAATTACCGCCACGGCCTTTCATGACGCAGCCTTTTTTGGGCTTCTTTTTAGCTTTTGTGCCAACAGCACCACCGCCATTAAATTCTGCGGGTTTTTTACGGCGCGACATGCCTAATTGCCTGCGTAAACGCTCTAGATCAATTGGAGACATCATACCCATTTCACCAAATTCAAGAGCCTCTAACATACCCGCACGATCCATTGCACGTTGACGATCAGCGTCTGAAATAGTCTTGCCTGACTCACCCATCATGCCCATAATTTTTCTACGATCAGCATCTGATATAGTTCTTCCTGCTCCTGCGCCTGCTCCAGCACCTAACATTGCACCTGCGCGACCCATACCCATTCGAGGACGCGGTTTCGGACGCGGTGATGTGGCTGGGGCGGATGGGCTGCTACCCATCGCTTTCATGAGCGCCTGCATTATTGCTTGTTTTTGATCAGCCATAAAAGCCTCCTAATAATATTCACGTTTGCGGCGGTATAGCGCCAGTTCATCTTCGTCATCATAATCACTTGGGGTCGTAATAAAACCACCTTGTCTAAATCGTAGTATAGCCTGAGTCATCGAATCCGCCAAGTCATCATGTTCACCATTAGGAAATGCAGCGCATTCTTCCATAACTTCATCAGCAAAATTAGTCTCAGGACACCATACCATGCCACTCTCAAATACAGGCGCACAAGCATGCATCCTCGTAAACTTGTCCGCACCACGACTCGGCGTAAACGGCGTTACAGGAATACCCATGCGCCTTAATTCCTGCGTCAACGGCATACCACTCGCCTTTTGCTCCACAAGAACCATGTCAGGCTCATACATCTCATACAAATCACTCGCTTGCTGCTTTAGCTCTGGAAACTCCCATCGTCCTCGCAACGCGTCAAGTAAAACAATATGATCCTCTTGCGTTTCATCATAATGAAAAATACCCCAAGTGGTAATCGCACTATAGTCAGCCCTGTCAGACTTACTAAACGCAGTATCATAGCTTTGAATAATATAACTACACGAAGGCGGGTCTTCTTCCTCCCACAAATTCCACCACTCGCGCTTAATAATCGCACCCTCTTCAGCAGTGGGATTCTGCATATACTGAGCATTCCACTTGCCCACAGGAATAGAAGCCTTAACGCTCTCTAACTCATCCAAGCTCCAGAACTCAGGCCAAAGCGAATCACCAGATGGCATAATCGCAGGAAACTCAACAATATCCCACTGATCCGCACCCTTCTCGCTCTGCTTTGCCAAAACCTTCGCAGTTAAATCACGAATACTCCATCGCGTCATAACAATAATAATCGAACCGCCGGGCTGTAAACGCTGCCTTGGACCAGATGTATACCACTCGTAAATGTTATCTAATGCCGTAACACTCAGCGCGTCTTGTTCCGAAACCGGGTCATCAATGATCGCCAAGTCCGCACCACGGCCTGCCAAGGCACCACCAACACCAACCGCATAATACTCACCACCGCCGTTCGTACTCCAACGACCACTCGCCTTGGCATCTGACGCAAGACTGACATTAGGGAAGACATCTCTAAACTCCTCACTATCAATTAAATTTTTAACTTTACGCCCAAAACCAACAGCAAGCTCCGCTGTGTGCGTTGCCTGAATAATCTTCAAATCGGGCCTTCTACCCATTAACCAAGTAGGAAATAAATAACTCGCAAACTCTGACTTCGTATGTCGAGGCGGCATATTAATAATCAATCGCTTGATTTTGCCATCAGCCACAGCTTGCAGCTTCTCAGCGTAAATTTTGTGGTGTCTGCCCTCAATAAACTGAGGCCAAACATGCTTCACAAAACTCATGTAGTTGTCCTGCTTCTCAACACGCTTATCAAGCGTCTGCAAACGCTCCAACATAGGAGCGACCTTTGCTAGTTCCTCATCTGTGAGGTACTTCGAAAAGTCGCTTAAATCATTCATTTTAAACCCCTAAAGACTGCATAAATCTATCAATATTAGGTGTTACCGCACCGCCGACATTAAACTGTTTAGGAGTTCTGAGAATCATTGACCCTAATGGAAGATTAAGCTCTTCAATCATTTTTTCGTAATCAAATTCGTCAATAATCTCTGCGTCATCATCACCCATTCCCTCACTGTAATCATAAGTTGGGTATCCAGACATATAATTATTATAAGGATCATAAGTGGCAGTGTTATCAGCGACAGTGTTATCAGCGCCCATATTATTAACGCCAGCGCCTGCTATTCCAGCGCCTGCTGCACCAGAATATTGATCTACTAATGACTGAGCAGCATCAATAGCTGCCTGATTATCAGGCGCATGTTGCTGAACAAAAGCCATTCTACTTTGAGCAATTTTGGGGTCAGACCCCATCAAAGCGTTGTTATACGCAATTTGATCCGTGTTAAATTTATCCGCTGCCGCAATATAATCGGGATCACCACGAGAATTTCTTACAGATTTAGATGCCCACTCATTCATATGCCAGTCAGCAAAATCTTTTTGAGTTTCCATACCTTCAAAAGCGCCAAGACTATTCGCAGCTTCATAGAAAGCTTTTTGAGTTTGTCCCTTAGTTCCATCAGGAAAAGTAAGCATAACCATGTCATTGCCAATACTTTCGTTTGGACCCACTGTCATATCATACATTTCGACTTCGCCACCTTCACTAAACTGCTTCGGTCCACGAATTATCATAGGCTCACCAGACGCAGGTGTGGTTGTCGAAGTTGAAGTGCCACTGCCTGTATCAGTACGAATAACATCACCTAAAGATGGAGTACCTGTTTCTGTATCAACCTCATCAATTGGAACACATTCACCTAACACTGGGTCTAAAACAAAGCCCTCTGGACATGGATCAACAAAAGTCTCATCGCCAGTTTCTTCTTCCTCTTCCTCACCTACACGTTTTGTAATAACACCATCTTCAGTGTTTGTGTAAGTTGTATTTGAATCCACAATATCAATGTCATCTATGTCTTCGTCAGTATCAGAATATTGATTGCTGTTATTAACATCATCAACACCAACTCGACCACTGCTAACAGTGTATTCACCATCATCGCCTATAAGAACTACACTGTCATTTTGACCATCGCCATCCGCGTCATAGTTCGCGTCAGCAATGCCAACTACAGTGCCTGCACCGTCATAAACAAACGTGCCGCCGTTCTTGTACGCATCAAGCTGTTCCTGAACATAGGCTTCATTCATATTCTCAAGGCTGTATTTATCACCCAATATCGTCAACGGATTCAAGAAAAAGTCTATGCCTTTAACGATTAAATCACCAAACTGTTCTGCGCCAGTCTGTTGAACAACATAATCACCAGCTTCATAAATTGGATTGCCATCTTCACCAATAGGACCGTCCTCTTTATGCTTCGCATCACGCAGCAAGGCATTCAAATACGCTGTCTCAGCCGCGTTTGGAGTCTGACCACGAGCGCCATACAACGCCTGCTGTTCCGCTAAAGTCATCGTTTCTGGATTATCTAACTTCGTCATCGCACTCAAGTACGCTTGAGTACCTGTTTGGCCTGTTTCGCCAGTAACTTCTGTTACAATTTTTGTGTCAGAGTCACCATCCGTATCATCTAAATTACTGTAAAAAGTCTCTGCGTCAGTTCCAAACGCTGCGCGTTCGTAATCAGTTAAGTCATCACTAGGAATGCTAGTTGCATCAGTGTCTGCACTTAAATTTGTTATGTCTACAGGTTGACCGTCAACATAACTTGTACCTCTGTATTGCCCAGTAAAGTTTGTACCGTCAGGGTTCTTTAATTGACCCATATCAGTTTCATCAAAAGTAAGGTCAAGAATCGTGTCATCAAGAGCGCCAGTGTTAATTAAACCCTCCATAGCCAGATCAGCAGAAAGATCATTACTATCTTGACGTTGCGCGTCTAGCGTATCTAAATTTACGTCAGTGTCATACTGAGAAATTTGCTCCTCAACTGATAAAGGACCCGAAGTAACGTTCGTCAATCCTAACTCCTCTAACTGAGCAGCTAACTGAGCAGAAGTCGGCGTGTCATCATCACCAAATAAATCAGTCTCAACTGAATCATCAACAAAATCTAACGCATCGTCAGGAATATTACTTAAATTACCAGCTTCCAAATCAATGTCACCAGTTTCAGTGCCAGTCACAGAACCTGCCAAAAGATCAACAGGAGCATCCAAATTCGTTAAATCAACATCACCGTCAGTTAAATAATTCAACGCATCCGTTAGTTCATCAGCAGAAAAAGATTTCTCAATGCTCTCACTGCCCGGCGTTACAATATCAATCCCACCAGTTACAGGATTTACAACCGCTGAATAACCAACCTTCGATCCGCCAGTCGAGTAGCCAATCGTGTTTCCATCACCCGTACTCAGGTCATTGCCCTGAAATGTACTATAATCATCACTAATCGTACTGTAATCAACGCTAGTTAACTTCGCAGTGTTGTTACTTGCTTCACTCTGCTGCTGACCCTGATCAAGATCAATGTCAGGCCCCTGATACTCCGTGTCACCAACAAAATAACCCGGAATTCCATCCGAACCACCCGTTACAATATTAACAGCAGTCTCTTGCGCATCAGAATATACCTTATCAGCCGCATTCGCAGCCTCCTGAGTATCATGCTCACCGCCAAACATATCATAGTAAGTGGGCGGAGGAACATAAACAGATGGAGGAGGATCATCAGGAAAAGTAGTTTCTGTTTCAGTATTAGTGCCAAAATCTACCGTGCTACCGCCCGTTTCTGTCTCAGTGAAAATATTACCCGTGCCAAACGTATCATCAACGTTATTACCAGCAGTCGCATCCAAACTAGGATAACCGCTAGAACCCGTCACAACAGATACAGTATCACTGTCAGTCTTTTCACTGTCAGTGTCATTGCCAAAACCACCATCGTTATAAAAACCAGCTTGAGAACCGCCGGGATAAGCCGCATCATCGTAGCCGCCATCATAATTAGTAGTAATTGCGCCAGTATTACCGCCAGTGTAATCAAAGCCAGATGCATCGCTAATACCAGCAAGAGAAGACGTATCTACATACGATGTCGGCGTTGTAGTTACTGTGTTCGATGGGCCATCATCATTACCACCAAAAATCGCATTGTGATAGTCAGAAACGTTATCAAAATCCTGACCCATATAACTAAAATTGGTACCAGAATCATTCTGAACAGCTTGATTAGCAATCGCATCCAGACTTGTGTAACCAGAAGAACCAATGCTAGAGGCACTTCCACCACCATCACCCGCATTAGGATTATTGTCCTGACCACCGCCGCTAGAAGAACCACCACCGCCAAAAAAACTCCCGACGGCACTGAAGAAATCACCAAGCGCACCAAACTGTGGAACGCCGCCGGGACCCGGAGTACCCATGCCCCCCAAACCCTTCAATAACTGCGCCTCATCTGGACGAATATACGCCAACATGTGATCCTGACCATAAATGTCAGTACGGCGAGGAATCTCAACTTCACCACCACGGTTCATGCGCTCAATATCAACAATATCAGCGTCTAAATCCATCTGACGATCAGGAGCAGATATATTACCACCAGAAAGAATAGAATCCATTAAAGCATCACTGTTTATACCACGGTAAACATCAGCATTGTTATTAACCATAGTGTTAAAAGTGCTGCCCCCAAACTCAGGATCGTCTAACTGCTCAGTTACAGTTGGTCCCATGCCTGCAAAACCTGTCAATTTCATCTGATCTACTTGCGGAGCTTGAGAAGAACTAGCGCGTATATCAGCAGCCATCTTGTTCAAATCGTCCTGAACATCAGACTGATTACGGAAATTACCAGTGCGATAAACAGATTCAGTACCGTCTGGAGCCGTAACCATCAACATAGAATTAAACATCTCAGCGCCAGTTATCGGATCAATACCCGCATTCTGTACCTTGCCAAACCTAAAATCTACAGAACCACCCTCATTATAACCACGAACCATGCCACCCATGTTCAACTGAACAGGCGCACTGCCCAACCCACCCTGACTACCTCGCATCGGACGCCCAGCCTGAATAGGCATGCTAACCTGCGCATTCCCCATAGGACGCATCGCACCCATCATCTGTGGAGCAGGTCCCGGCAACATAGGCTGTGGTGCAGCCGTAGGTTGTGCCATAGGTGGAGCCGAACTCATAGGTTGCATCGAAGGCTGCATCTGAGGAACCAAAGCACTCGTCTGCTTCTTCGCAGACATAAAATTCTTAAACTGACCGCGACCCTGCGCATTGCCGCCAAATGTACTGCCCAAACCCTTTTTATTCTGCTGACCAGCCGTAGGCTGCATCGGCGGAACAGGCATCGGTCCACCCATCGGACCTCCCATCGGCATTGGAGGAGGACCCATCGGACCCCCCATTGGGGCAGGCGCTCCACCCATTGGCATTGGTTGTCCCATAGGGCCTTGTGGGGGCATCATGCGTACATTCATTTAAAATCTCCGATGTCAATTGTTGTAACTCTAACAATTAACAAAGATTTAATCAATCATCTCTAACAAACCATTTTCAATCATGCTCTTCGCTAACGCATCTCGGCTATGAAAACAGTAGTTTTTACCGTTCCATTCGCACATCTCCATAGCTAAACGACGAAGAAAACTACGCTCATTATCAATACCACCAGTAATATGACGATCATGCAACATAGGAACTACCTCCCCAGCAGTCTGAGCAAAAAACTCATCGTCAGTGCCATATGTTAACCTGTATTTAGGCATTAACGTGCCTCTTTTCATACTGAGTAACTATCTTCCAAATCCTATTCGGAGATAAATCATACTCCTCCGCCAAAGATTTCGGACCCTCGCCAGACTTACGGCGCAAATATATCTCCGCGTTGCGATCTAACTTCTCTTCAGAAACTTTACCCATCTATGTCTCCTTTTACCCATACGATATGGGTATCTATGGGACAGGTCAATGTTTTTTTTGTAAAAAATTTTTTTGACCCCCTATGGGTCCCATACGCAGTAAAAAGTTTTTTTCTGGTGATTGTTCGTGGAAAACAGTGTGTATGTGCTGCACCGACACACACAAAAAAATAGGGGGGGCCATAGGCCCCATATACCCCGATTTTAGAACAATTGTTCGGATTGCTTAGGGTACCTTGGAAAAAGAAAAACCCCACACTAGGCGGGGTTCTTTGGTGGGTCTTTGGTGTGATTGGCGCTTAACGCGCCAACTCATCTATACGGTCATTCCAATATTCGAATAGCTCATCCGACAATCCTGCCCAAACGGATGCAATGCCAATGCGATTTTCTGGAAGCAATGCAACGCCACCAGTCTCTTGTTCAATCGTTTGTAAAACTTGGTAGCGTGTGTGGTCTGTACCATCACCATAAGACGCGCCATTTGATTGTTGCGTGTGAGTGACAACGGCATTGTCGCCAACGCGATTTCTAATCTCGGAAACCGCGGCTCTAACACGTTGCTCACTGCATCCAGTCGCGTCCATGATGTCACGCGTTGTTGCGCCATCCAATGTGCGCATCATATTGTATTGAACGCCAACGCGTGAATTCCTACGGAACGGATCAACGGGTGTTTCTGTAACAATTGTTCTGGATGCGTTGCCGTCAACGCGTTCAGTTTGCGTCCAGTTAACTAGGTTAAGAATGAACTGTACCCAATTCCAAATTTTGGTAGCGTCAATTGTGCCGCTATGTTGACGGAATTCAATTGTACCATTGCGCCATGTGTCCAAGTTAATCGCAAAGAATTTACCATGATTTAATTCTTGAATAGTATTGG